TCTTTGAGAATGGTCCAGGACCTGAAACGCCGGCAAGCGGATTAGTTGAATCCTGTAGTGCCATCTGTTTCCTCCTGAATTGTTTCTAAATCTGATTGAAATTGTTCCCACGCTCTGGATACTTTAGTTTTTCTATTTGCGTGATAAACACTTAATTCTAAAAAGTCTGCGAATAATACTTCAAATACTTGTGCGATGTTATGAAAGAATCCTACAAAGATAACTAAGAAGTCAGCGAGGCGTACTGGTCGTGGAACATAATCTTTATCATCCACGCCAGTACTCCTTGCTAATATAAATTTATTATCCCTTTTTTACTTTCTTGCCTGGCTTAGCAGCTCCAGCGAATGGTTGATAAACCTTTCCGCCGGTAACTTTGTCTCCAGCCTTTGATCCCTCAACTGGCTTGGACATTGGGGCTGCTGCGTGTGTTCCCTTTTTCATATGCACCTCCTTCTATTTATGCCGCGCCGCCGATTGAGGCGAGCAGTGATGCAATATCTGGACGACCAGGAGCAGGGGCCGCACCGCCAGGTTGTACTGGAGTTGGCTGCGAGGCAGGAGCGGGGGCCGCACCTGCTACTGGAGGCTGAGGCATTTGAGGTGCCTGCGGTTGTGGTTCAGGCGCAAACGCTTTCTCCACAATGCTTTCGATTTGTAAACCTTTTTGTCGTCCTTTAATCATTTCAGCAAGACCGTTAATGATTCGTGTTGGGTCTTGACCTTGCGCGACAAATGTTGGAATTGCTTGAGCAGTCTGCGCTACAGCTATGCGAAGCGCATCACGCATCTCTTCAATATCAACCTTTTGTTCTTCTTGGCTGACGTTGATTTCAACTGGAATCTCACGACGTACATAATCACGTGAGACAAGTTTATCGCTACGCATCTGAAGCAAAGCCACGATAGCATTGTTTGGATTCATACCAGACATAATGCCGTAGCGAACATCAACGGTGTAATCGCCATTGATTGCTTTAGATGGAACGTACTTCATTGTAAATGGCATACCATCATCAAGTCCACGAATTTCCTTGACGGTGTTACCAAAGATTTTCTCATCTACCTTAAAGCACATTGAGATAAGATCAGTAAAGAGCAAAGCAAATTGTGATTGAGCTGCTTTAATCTGTGAGTCAAAGCCAGCTTGAAGTGCTTGAACACCGCGACCTGTAACAACAGATGCGTCAAGGTTACCTGAACGAGATTCAGGATAACGAGCACCGATACGAAGTTCACGCTCTAAAACGCCAGATTCAGTAAAGACACCTGCTGGAAGTTCTAGTGGAACACGGCGGATTGCTTGTGGGTTAGCAGAACGCATAATTGAATCTGGACCCAAAGCAAGTTCTTGCACATCTTGTGGAATAGCAATAGGTGCTTGGATAGATTTTTCTGCTGCTTGAATCTGAAGAACTGCAAAGCGAGCGCGAGCAAGTTGCACGGCGAGAATATCATCAAACTGGCCACGTGCTTCACCGTCAATAGTTGGTCGCATTGCAACCTTAACCAAACATTCCTTAACAGGGTTTGGTGTACGAGCAAGAACTAAATCTTTACGCTCTGGTACATAGATAACATCTTGGTCTTTATCGTGGTAGCGAACCAACGAAAGATATGGAGAGCCTGGTGTGTAGAGATTCTTATTGAGAATCTGGTCTGCATACTCTGGATATTGTGATGCTAATTGTTGAGCATCCATACCAACGATTTGTACTAACGATAAGCAACGACCGAAACGGTCAATCTCTGGATAAGCACCGAATGGGTTGATAAGAGACATTGTTGGCTCATTGCCTTCATAGTCTAAATCAACTCGACCAATGAGCATACCGTAGGTGTTATACCAGTCAGCGCCGGTGTACATCTGAACTTGAAGTTGACTGCGGTCTACATAGTAGTTAGCAATACGTGCTCGCATATCTGCTGCTTTACGAGCAGTATCAGAAACCATATTAGATGCAGAGCAGTTAAAGGATGGAAGTGGTGCCATCGCTTCAGCGAGATCACGAGCAGCAACGTCAATCATATTAGCCACAAGTGGCTTTGGATATTCCTCAGAGAACATCGAAGGATAAACCTTGGAGATGTCTCCTTGACGCGCTGAAAGAACATCGCGCATACGACCATCACGCTGTGCGTAACGAGTTTGTAAGCGAGATACCTTTGCAGTAATCTCTTTAATGTTTAACAATGGAGTTCCTTAATTAGTAACCGGTTGTAATGCCGTTAACTTTGGTTGGCCATTCAACCTTGTCATTCTTTTCAACTTCAGCTTTAGCTGCTTGATAACGAGCATCTACTACTGGGTTGTATTGAACTGTCTTTACTGCACCCTTATCAAAATATTCTTCTTCGCCTTCGGCGTTTGTCTTATAGCCTGGGGTTATTGCCATTATATGTCTCCTATACGAAGTATTTGTTTTCTGCTGCAAGCATCTCATCAATGTTGATGACAACTCGCTTTTGTTGTTCTGCTTTAGAAAGAAATGGATTCCTCAGGTGATGCCGTGCATATTGACCATATGAAAGCATCTCTCTGGCTCTAATCTCACAGAACCATAAAGCCATCACCATATCGGTCTTACCTTTGGTCGTAGGCGACCAGGTAATCAACTGCTCAATAAGAGCTTTGACGTTTTCGGTTTGATCCGATGGTAGGTGTATTAAGTTGTCTCGGTGATGCTTGCCATCTTGTTGCTTTGTGCCAAACAAGGTTGACATAGAAGCCACACCGAATCCTGCGTCCCATTTGTTATTGCCCGTATGGTGTTCACGTAATATGACACCACGAGTAGATAAATGAGATCTGATTCCTTCATCTTGCGTTAAGAAGGATTGAAACGCGTTGCGCTCAACTATCCATTCACTAGGACCATAGATAGAAGTCCAGTTAAAGATTAAATCTCGAATCATTGCTGGCGTTGGCCGGCTTATCTTAATAGCATCTACGATGTAGCGCTTATGACCGGTACGATCTATCGCATAACAGATAGCTGCGGTATCGCCAACCATTGCAGGATCTAGCCCGCAGATAACAGTAAAGCCGTGTAAATCTTTTGGATGACCTGGAAAGCCTGGCGTTAGCGGGCCAGCTTTTCTCATTCCATCAATAGAGCCTCTGACACATACCGGGTCAAAGACAGCATCATCTGAAATATCTTGCTGTTGATAAATCAAAGCCCAGGTTGAAGCATCCATAGATTGGCGCTCGTTATATAAGTTGCGCCCATTCCATCTAGGATATAAACCATTCTCAGGGTCTTTATCAGATTCTAACTGCCCATCAAAGGGCTGATCTGATTGAGGCCATAGAGTAACCCACTTATCAGGATCTTCGCTAGATTCCAATAGAGCTGGCATTGCCAGATATGTCCAAGGCACTAGACCGCCTGGGTATCTATCAGGGTTACGTAGTTCTTTATATAAATCTACCGCAGCAACTCGCGTACCTATGACAACGAGTTTACCGGTGGGGTTAAGACGAGAGCGAACATCCTGCGTTAACCACTTAATCTGACGTTCAAAGTCATTAGCATTGGCTAGGGTAACAGCGTCATCTATGATAATCATATCTGCGCGTTTACCGTAAATCTGACCGCCGATACCTACGGCTTCAATATTAGGATCCTTCTCAGAGGATTCACGAAGTTCATCACCAAAGGTGATACGGGTTGCCTGCCAAGAGGCGGTCTTAGAATTAAACCCAACCCCAGCGGCATATGCCTGCTGTAATTCTTCGTATGTGGGATGCGTTAATCGCTGCTTGATAGCGTAAAGGAAGTCTGCTGCCAGCCGCTGAGTTTGGGAAACTATCAGAACTCTAAAGTTAGGATTCTGTGCCACCTTCCACGTGACGTAATCTACCGTGATGGTGATTGACTTGGCGTGGTTAGGTGGAATGTTAATAAGGATGCGGTTATCTGATAGACCCTTTTCGTACTTCATCGAGGGATGAAGCCAGCCTGGGTCTCTGCCTTCTATAACATCAACGAGGTTTTGCTGATGAGAGAAGGTGCGCTGGTGGAGAAACTTACTTCTAAATTCTGCAAACGATAGGTCGTGGACATCGCCAGATGCAAATGATTTATCCTTTAGGCCTAGCCTAGTTCTGTCTACCTTATCTGCAAAGACCTTATCTGATCTACGGTAGTACTCGTAGGTCTTGAGAGATTTGCCGGCTTGCTTGCAGGCATCTTCTACAATCATCCCTTCACCTACACATCGAAGGATGACGCGCTTGGCTATATCAGCGCTAGATTCTCCCACTGTGTACTCCTTAAAAATCGCCCGTGATACGGTCACCATTGTGGTGACATTCATTGGGGAAGGAATATATCTAGTCCAGTAGATAGAACTATCCCTACTAAAAGAGGTGCGCTTGCCACCTCACGGTGGCTTTAGCGCCCGAGCGAGCCACAGCGAAGTGAGGGGTAAGTCAGGCTCGGACATAGGGTCCTCGCGTAGCGTCAGCGTAGCGAGCTGTACGGGTCGTAAAACTAAGGCTAGGTCGTTTTACTCCCCTACTATATATAAGGCAGGAAAAATAGTCGATTTCCGACTATTGTGACTAACGTCACATAAATAGTTAGTAAATACGGACATATGGTACAGGTACGACCCAATTTAGTCGAAATTTTTAATTGGGGAGTACCGCACCGCCCGCACCATTTTTAAGCAACGGGGGGTGACGCTTTCGCGTCAGACCGACGTTGCGAGCCGTTATCTGTTCTGTTCGGTCTGGTTTCCTGACGGAAACGGGGCAAGTGAGCCGGCGATCTGTTGATAAAACAGATAGTTGGGCGAACTAACCATTCGGCACACTTTCCCCTCTCCCCTAACCGATTAGCTAGCTATTAAGTAACCGATCATTAAGCTATCGCCGGCACTCTTCTCCCATCGTTTCCGGCTATCCATCGCCGGCTATTCGATCTGATAGCTCTCTAATCTCACGCCGTTATTGTGTGACCCAATTCACACGCTAATTGTCTTTTATATAGGGTAGACACCCCTAGACTAAGCTCGTGATCTAAACGGATCACGCTTAAGAGATAAGAGGATATAGCTATGTTAGACGTTAAAAATACAGTTAATTTCGCTAGAAAATGCCTAAAAGATCAGGGATATTCACGCGAGCTAATTGCTTACTTATTTTCTACCTATGATCTAAACAGTTTCATAAGCTCAACGAAACTAAATAAATTAGAGCTAGCTAATCACTTTCTAGCTCACGCTCGCAAAATCAACGACGCAACATTATCATTCTAGAAAGGATAAACTAATGAAACGATCGAAAGAAAATAAAGCTCAATTCGTAGCTAATCTACGCGATGCGGTTAAAGCGTTAGAAAATAACGCACCGGCTATTCCGTCTACTTTACTAGATAGTTTCTCGCCGTATAACTGTTTAGCTATCCTTGCGCAAGATCGAAACGCCACCAATTGTGCCGGTTTCCACGCGTGGCGATCTGCCGGCAGACAGGTAATTAAGGGTGCTAAGGGTTTAGCTATCCTTATCCCGCTAGGTAGTGATGAAGACTCTAAGCCCCGTTTCTCGTGGCGTTATGTTTTCGATATTTCGCAGACTATTCCGCTTAGCGATAGCTCACCGGCTACGCTACGCGAGCTAGTGGGTGCGTAATGAGTAAGAAAATAACGAGAGCTTATTATCTGGTGGATGATTTCGGCACGTTATGGGTAGAAGCTAATCTAAGCGTGACACGCTTTAACGCAATAGTGCGTGAATATAAGAGACAGAATATTAACCTAACGGAGAGGGTAGCCTAATGCTAACGAATAAGATCGAGCTAGACGCGGAAAGAATAACCACCGGCGAGCTATCTGGTGCGTGGCGCGTGAGCGCGTGGCGTGGTCTTCAATATCTAGGCGCAGAAACGTTTCTATATTACTCTAAACGACAAGCTATAAGCCTAGCCCGTGAAACGGTGAACAATTCCGGCGGGCTAGGTATCTATAAGAAAGGGTTAGCCTAATGAATAAGACACCTAAGACACGCCTAACGCTACGCGGGAAGATTGTGCTAGGCCTAATCGTGTTGGTGCTTGCCTATCTAGTGGCAACGCGCCTATGGTTTACCGGTGGTGGATGGTGTATCGGTACGCTTAACGAGTGCCTGATTCCTTAGTGATCGCCTATCGGTTACCGGCTAAGCCGGTAGCCGGTGGGAGATTCCTAAAGTATAGGAATTTCATAAAGAGAAAGAGGATAAAGTGAAAGAGGATAAAGTCATCAACAAGGAGAGCCGGAGAATAACTAGCACCTACACGCTAGATAATGGATACCGCGTTAAGCTCTCGACTAGTCATAGCGGTAACTATAAAGTAATTAGGTCAACGCTAAGCGAGTGCCTATACCGGCAAGAATTGAACTATGCGATGGAAACGCACCGAATGTTTTCAGACTATAACCAGATAGTAACGAGTGAGCCGGTGGCGCGTTACTCTTTCGACAAGCTAGAGACTCAACACGCTAAGGCTCTCGAGCTAGCTTCCGCCGATATTGTTGCGCTAATTGCTTCCGGTGAGGCCGGAGAGCGCGAGTGTCAGAAAGAGGTCGCCTAATGAGTACAGTCCAAGAGCTAGGCCGGCCATTCGATGAAAACGTGCTACTTGATCAGATCGGCCGGCGTAACGTGTTAGGTATTTCCGGCGGTCGCGTTGGTGTATGGAAACCTCACGGCGAAACTGTTGAGGTCGAACTGCCGGTATCGCGGGGCTATCTGGTACGCATAACGCTAGCGTGGGATGACACCTACACCGTCGAGCGTGTACTACGTCGCCGGCCTAAGGGCCAGACAAGCAAGCAGGACACGGTTAAGGGTCGCGTTACCGGTGTCTATTGCGACAACATAGGCGAGGTCGTATATAGGGCGAGCTGTTATATAAACGTGCCATTCGGTGAGGATGAATTAAGCTAGGCGTTACTGCCGGCCATCGGAAACGGTGGCCGGTGGTATCTCCTAACTGTTGGAGATAACAAGAGAAAGAGGACAAGCTATGAAAACGCTAAACAAGTGCGCTTGTGATCTGTGCGAGTGTAAATTAACCGACGATTACACGCAAGATAGTTATATGTGCGAGGAGTGTTTCAGAAACCACGCAATAACAGAAACCGGCGAAGTCTGCCTAATCTGTAACGAGAATAAAGACAATAACGGGCTGATCGTATGCTCAAAATGTAACGAGAGAGAGGGCGAGTGATGAACCTGTATACCTGCGTTAAATGCTTTGAGGATATAGAAGAGGATGAAGTAGTGTGGGCAGATAGTAGTGGGAATGTAGAGAAACATATCTACGCCTACTGTGTGGAATGTTTACCGCCACAAATGCCGGAGCGCACGATTAACGACATAACGAAAGAAATCGCCGAAAGTGTTTAGGCACGACTATTTCGCGCAAGAGTGGAATATCCGGTGCGGTGCGTGTGGTGTTGAGCTATACGCACCGACCAGATCAGAGCTAGAGATTAGTTTCAAGTTACACACACGCGGGGCAGAGTGCCTCGGTGGTTGGTAAGAGAAAGAGGGCAAGAAATGAAACATAAACATATCTGGCGAAGCATAGATAAATGTTGCGCTTGGTGCGTGAAGTGCGAAGCGGAAAGTTATTACGGAGAAATTATCAGAAACGGAGAGGGCGAGTGAGCGACCAGGAATTAGCCTCATATATCGTGGTGGTTGCTGTAACTAAAGATGGCTCGAGGATGAGGGCGGATGTTCAACTATTCGACCCAGAAAATCCGGACAAAATAAAAGAGCCAATATCTACCGGTTATTACATCAACTATGGTAGTCTACCCAATGTCGGGCAAGCTGTTCGACGTGCGTTTGATAACTTAGAGAAGGGAAAGAGGAAGTGAACGATTACACGATAGAGCTAGAGTACGATCAGTTTGTTATTAGAACTGTGATATACGCAAACAATGAAGAGGAAGCTAAACGCTTTGCGCTTCAGAAACTAACGCAAGATGAGGGTTTGCCATTGGGCGAGCCTATTGGATATTGGCTACAACTTGAAGGGAGTTTAGTCGGATGAGTGATTTAGTAAAGCAATTAACTTTGGGAATGGTTGTTCCAATGGAAGAGGGCGAGGATAAGAACCCACCTCTGGAGTATTGGCAAGCAAAATACAAGATGTGTAGCCTATTAGCAGATAAGCAGGAGGCTGAGGGCGATTCTTTGGGTGCTACCAAAAACTATATGAGAGCAATTCGTGCGCTTCAAATGATCGAAGGGTTTGGCAAATGAAACCAGAAAACTTTTATGAAGTGAAAGATGGCAAAGAAGTAGTCTGGGGCGGGGCGAGTGCGCTAGAAGCCTTTGAGTTTTTCCGTAGAACACGCAACGCAACCATCCAAGTATCGGTGTGGGATGGCGAGGATGAGCTGGACTACCGGCTTATTACTGAACCTATTGATGTAACTTCCCTAGTATTATCTGCTATTGCTTCAACCTTAGAAAGGAGATAGAGATGTTATTCGTATTGATCTTGGGAGTGATGTGTATTGCTTACGCTTTAATAACGCTAGAGGATTACCTCAATGGTCGTAAGTAATAAGCAGAGAATGGAAAGCGCAGCAAAACAAGCTGTGCGCCAACGTAATTATAGGCGAGCCAGAGATAGGGCTTTAGTTCGTTTAGCTCACCATTATCCGGAGAAGTATCAGGAGTATCTGAAAAGAGAAAGAGAGCGCGATGAAGTTAATGGTAAAGCGTGGCTTGATATTGACGGCACTCGTAATTCCGATGTGGATATTCATACCCAAGAACATTCACCGGCAGGAAAAACTACCGACACCGGTAAAAGCTACAATGGAGCAGAAGCGTGAGAACAGAGCGATCGCCAAGACTTACGCTCGTATCGGGTATGGGTGGAGAGGAAGAGAGTGGTCGTGCCTTAACTCCCTTTGGACCGGTGAGAGCAGGTTTGACCAATACGCAAATAACCCCAGATCAACGGCTTACGGAATTGCTCAACTGCTTGGAGAGAGAAGT